TATCTAAGGCTTCAGGTATTAAAGGAGAAAAAGGAGATACAGGAACAGGAGCACCGGTTTCTTTAAGTAAAACATTTACTTTACAAGAACCAACAGCTTCCGATAATATCACAATATTTAGAACAGAAGTCGACATTACAGTTCAAGAAGTTATTGCTGTAAGTACGGGAACAAATACACCTAGTACAACCTATACACTTAGACATGGTTTGGATAGAAGTACAACTGGAAATCTTTTAGTTGTTAGTGCAGTAACAACAAGTACAACAACTGGTGATGTTGCAACATTAAGTGATGAAACTATTCCAGCTAATAGTTTCATATGGTTACAAACAACTGCTGCAAGTGGTGATGATGTTTATTTAAGTGTTGACATAAGATATACGGAAGATTAATAAATAAGATAAATAAGATATGATAACGATTATACGAAAAGTAGAATTAGGAGAAAACAACGAAACTATAACTACTGATGTCGGTTATACTACGGATAAAAGTTTAATTGATAGTATAAATGAAAACTATGATTCTAGTTTAGGTAAGTTTTTTGGTGAAAACCTAACTAAATTAGATAATAATGTTGTTAGTATATCTGATTTTTTTAATGTAACTAGTTTTGTACATAGAGCTACTACAAAAGTAAGCAATCTTGAAGGATTAGACCTTTTAGAGATAACTAACGTAAACCAACTTTAATATGGCAATAGTAGTAGGACAAAAATCAACAGATGTAAATAATCCTGGAAGTTCAGTAGTAACACATAATCATACCCAAGATGTAGGAGCTAATGGATTTTTAGTTGTTTGTATAAATCATGATGCTAATCCATCTATTCAAAGTATTAAGTATAATGGTGTGTTGATGACATCAAGATTATATTACAGTTCAAGTGAATTTACATCAAAGTGGGGATTTTGGGTATTAGATAATCCAGCAACCGGGTCAAACGAAGTTAGGGTAGATTTTAATGTAAACGTTAACCAATCGGTTTGTATGCAAGTATTTTCTTTTACAGGAGCATCTTCTAGTAATGGAGTTGTAGGAAATAATGATGGTGCGGCAAGACCCCATTCAAGAAATAGAACAGGAGTAACTGCCGGTTCAAGAATGATTTTAATGTCTACTTCTAGTGCATCTCCCGGAACCGTAAACAATACAATAGATGGTGTAGTAATATTTAAGAAAAATGTTACGAATGGTGCTAGAAGATTAAGTGCTGGTGTTTCAAATAGTGTTCTTCCAGCAGGAACAATAAACGCAACGGCCACAACTAATGCAAACTGGAAAAGACTTACTAATCAAACATTAGAAATAAAAGCATATGTTGCACCATCTAGTTCAAGAAGACGAATAATAATTTGCTAAGATAAAATGGAAAACTATACAATAATAAATAAAATACAATTAGAAGGTAATACTCTTTTATATACGGAAATTGCATATACTACTAATGAAGAAGTCATCACTGATATAAATATTCAGTATGATGAAACGCTCGGTAAATTTATGGCCGAAAATAGAACAAAATTAGAAAATGAAAATATTACGATAGATACTTTTTTTGATTCTACCCTTTTTGTTTACCTTGCTCGAACAGAAGTAAATACTTTAGAAGGAATTGAATTGAAAGAAGTATTTAATATAAATCAATTATAATATGGCAGCACCTACTATTGGTTATACAAAAGCAACCAATCCTACTAGTAATGGAACATCAATAGATATACCTAGTGTTTCGGTAAATAGTGGGAATGATAGAATATTAGTTTTATTTCTTACTACACCCAAACCTAGTGGAAATGTAAATGGAACACATAATGCAGTTACTTACGGTGGTCAAACAATGACAAACCATTCTAATATAACAAGAGCTGGAGGTCTTTCATCAAGAATGTCATGTTGGTATATAGTAAATCCTACTTCAACACAAGCTACAGCAACAATAACTTTTGGTGGTACCGGACTTTTTGGTTCTATTTCTTGTTATTTTCAAGCATTTACCAATTGTGGTGGTTTGGGACAAAAAGCACTTTCTGGAGGTGCTACATCACCAAGAACGGGTACCTTAACAGTTGAACAAGATAGTTTAATAGTAACAACATCAACTTCTGGAGCTTTAATTTTAACTATGCAAATACCAGATGGAACAAACAAGTCCTTTGTAACACATAATACTGGTAAGCAAGTAGGTATTGCCTTTTCAGAAAGTACTAATCCAACTACGGGTTTTAATGCCGGAACCATAAGTCTCAGAACTACAGCGGCAAATAGTGTTAGTCTTGATAGATTTGAAATAAAAGGTCTTGGTGGAAGTGGTAGTTCAAGAAGACGAATAATAATTTGTTAAGATAAAATATTTCACATTTAATTCACATTTAATTAATATATAAAATTTTTAAAAATGATAAACATAGAAGACATTTCCCCTTTAACAGTACTACAATGGATAAAAGGAGATAAAGAAGGTCAAATTGAAATTGTAGATACTATTGAAACTGCCGAAGATTTTGTTTGGATAAATTTCGTAGGTGGAGGAAGAATCAACGGACATGTTGTTAACGAAATGATGATTCATTCCGGAATTGCTGATGAAAAAGATTTAGAAAAACAAAATCTTAAAAAACACGCAGACGATGGTGGTTTACCTGATGCACCTTATCAATTATCAACACCACCTCCGGTTGCACAAAAAGTAGAACCTAAAAATGAGTTCGGGTTTGATATTTTAGATAAAGCAAAAAGAGATTCTAGAATGCAATTAGATATTGCTGTTGATTTCGATTTTATTTCAGAAGATAAATTAAAAATGTTGATAGAATTATATGGCAGTGAATTATTAGATTCAGTCAGAGACTATATAAGAAATCAAATTACAGAAAAACATATCAATAATTGTATAGATAAAATAGTAGAAGAAAAGTTTTCAAATATTGAATATTAAGACGCAGTAAATATCATATATTAAAATTTAAAGTATGCAAATCACTAGAGAACAAAGAAAATCATTTGTAAAGAATGCAAAGAAACAAGTCAAAAAAGGATTGATGACCAACGCAGAATTTCAAGAAATCAAAAAGCAAATGGCTGAATTAGGAAAAGAACAACACGAAAATCTACAACAACAACTAAAAGAAAATAATGGGGTTTCTAGCATTTCTAGTCAAAATACACATTCGGTAGATATCGAAGACGAAATAGATATTGATGCTGAATTGGCGGAAGAAGACTTTACACCAGACGATTTATAATGAATAATTTTTTTATAATTCATACAAAAGAACACACAGGATTCAAGGATTTTATTAAAAAGAAACCGGGTAGCATTACAGTATCCTATGTTGACATATTAAATCAACAAGAAAAATACTTACTATTCGGAGAAAGTAAAAATAATTCAGTTTTGAGTTGTGAACTATTTAATAAATTATACGATTCTATAACAAACCTACATAATCTAAAGTATCATACTATATTTTATTATACAGATACTTTAGATTCTGTTATTCTTGAAAACTTTATAGGAACTATCGAAAGTTATAGAAAAAAGTTACAAGTAGTAATGGAAATTCAAATATGCGACTTAGATGAACCTACTGAAATAAATACAGAATGCCTAAATCAAATAACAACGATAAAAAATATAAACCAAGTAAACAAGGAATATATTCTTCAGATATTCTAAGAGATAAAGTTTACAAAAAAGGTGATACGGTTTATTTTTTACTTTTTTCATACAACAATCCGGATACAATAAAAGCCTTTTCTGGCGAAATCCTACGACACAAAACAAACGCTGACCATACTGTAGAATATGCAATTAGAATAAAGAATGCATTCGAAAAAAGAGAAATGCTTAAAGATTTCTTTCATAACAATTGGTTCAAAACAGCAATCAAATCACACGACATTCAAGATTCAGTATTAAACGAAGGAGTTAAAATGTTTTCATTCGTTGATTCCGAATTAGTACAAGAAATCGAAAACAAAGATTTTAGTTACGGAAAATACAAAACATTCTTTAAGAATCAATCAGATAAATTTATTTTTTGGGTAAACGAAGCATTTGTTTTTGATAGACATTATGATTCTATGACTTATCTTAGTAAATTAAACTTTATGTCAACTTGTAAGTGCTTAAAACAACTACACGATATTGTAGTATCAAAACACAATGTTCAAAGTGCAAGTAAAATATATACAAATTCTACACAAAAATTTATTCAAGACAATAAGCCTATGATACTAAAAATCATAGATGACATGGGTCCCGAATACGAACATTACAAGAAAACAAATAAAACTATTTATGATTTTTTTGATGACTATATTTTAGGTAGACCAGCAAGAAGAATTGAATTTAGTAAAAGTAGAAAGAAAAATGTTTTGTATTATACAAATCGAGACCTATACAGAGAAAAGGAAAACCGAGATTGACCTAATTTACGAAAAGATTAAATAATATAAATCTTAGGTCTTTATGAGTGCAGGAGAAACGCCAAAAAGTGAAGTAACGAATTATATTGAAAGTACAATAGGTAGCTCAACAAAAATAAATCTACCAGAAGGTCCGAAATATAAAGAAAATGGTGAAAAAGATGGAAATTCTAAATTTGCACCATTAGAAGGAAAGCAATCTATGTTGCATTCTCTTTCTGTTCTTCATTACAATGATTTTTTTGAACAGGGTCCTGGAATGGCGGTTGACAATTTTAATGTAAAAGAAAGTAGATATTTCAGTGGTAATCGAGCTAAAGGATATAGAAATCCAACCGGTTCTAATATCGTTTCAACCTTTGACGAAACGATAGTAACACATGCTATGGGATATAAATGGGGTGACTTTTTATTTGTAGATGACTACGGAAAAGTACCTAATAACCACTTAATTACTCTTAGAAGGTTTCCTCAACCAAGTAACGATAACTTACTTAATAATTTACAAAATCCAAATAGAGATGTTTCTAGATTATTAACTTATTTAGATGGTGAATCAAATACATTCGATTCAATTTTTTCTTTCAGTGCCGGTTTTAATTGGAAAGAATTTAAAAGTGAAATTCAAACAATGGAAAAAGCGAAAACTGGATGGGGTGGAATGGATATGTTAGGATATGCCGACACTAAAGGTGGATTTGCAAAAGAAAAATTACAAGGTAAAGCCAAAACTGATTTTGACCCATATACTGCACACGCTAATAATTATACTTTTGGACCAATAGATGTTATTGATTCAATAATGACTAGGGATAAAGGTGTAAACTTTACACAAGATATAACTTTAAAATTTAGATATGCAGTAAAATCATACGATGGTATATCTACAAAAGTTGCCTTTTTAGATATCATAGGTAACATGTTAAATATGGTTACAAATAAAGCACCTTTTTGGGGAGGAGCTGTTAGATTTACCGGAGGGGGTGGACACTCAGGACCAATGGGAGACCCTAAAAAGTTGAAAAACGGAGATGTTGATGGATTCTTAAAATCTTTTATAGGAGATATTACAGATAAAATTTCTGAACCTTTTAAGGGAGGATTAATGAAAGGTATAAAAACTCTGGCAGGAAATGCAGCGGCAGCAATGTTAGGTGGAGGATTAGACACATTAGGTAGACCCGAAATGTTTTCTTTACATTCGCTGTTAACAGCAAATCCAACTGGTGAATGGCACATAACCGTAGGAAATCCTTTCAATCCAACTATGATGTACGGAAATCTAATTTGTTCAGATGCATCTTTCAGTATGGAAGGACCATTTACTGCAGACGATGTTCCTAGTTTTGTAAACTTAGAAGTCAAATTAAAACATGCAATGCCTAGAGATAAATATGGTATTCAAAGAATGTTTAATTTTGGAGGTAGTAGATTTTATGGTAGTAATACTGATTTTGAAAACAAATCCTATTACCGAAATAGAGGGGGTAGTAAAGGAAAAGGAGGCGGAAGCAATCTTGCAGCAAAAGTAACAGATAGTAGCATAGATTTTTTAACAGGCAGTAGTAGATATCAAAGCAACGAACCAAGTAAAGCATCAGCATAATGGAAAATTTAAAAAGTAAAATAACAATAGTTAAAGACAAAACAACAAGTACTGTTGATTTTGCAGAACCAACATATGTTCCAAATTACGAAAGTGAGCATTTTCTTGTTAAGAAATTGATAAGAGTTTCTGAAGAATATGACCGTAGAGTTGATTTAATATCCTTAGCGGTATATAATTCTGATGACTATGCAGATATAATTTTAAAATGTAATGAAATATCGGACCCTTTGAGTATAAGAACGGGCGATGTTATACTTATTCCAGAATTAAATGGTGCCAAGAAATTTTACAAGAATCCGAATAAAGAATCTAAGGAATCTACACAAAAATACATTGATTCTACTAAGAAAAGTAAAGTAGATACTAAACGTTTAGAAACGCTTGCAAAAATTAGTAGTAGTGTTAAAAACGGTTCGAAAGTAAATGTAAAACCTAATGAACTTAAACCGGGAGAATCTAATATTGAAATAAATAAAGAAACTAACAGTATTAGTGTATAATGATAACAGGAAGCAAAAATTCAGACATATTGACAATCAAAGAACCGGCTGTTGTTTTAGAACAAATGGAAGTAGGTAACGTTGAAAGTGAATCACAAACAAACGCGGATAAAGAAAAGTATATGGGGAACAATACCCCACTTATAAAAATCAACGGGTATGAAATGGATTCTAAATCTATTATCAAATTCAAGATAAATTCTAAAGATTTTGTTCCTACAATAGATTTATCATTTGTAGATACTACTAAGCAATTTCAAAATGATTTTCCTAAAGATGGTGATTTGATAGAATTGTATATTAGAAGTAGAAATAATACTGCAAAAAAGAAAATAAGAATAAATTTTGATATTCTTTCTATAAAAGGACAATCATCTAAAGGTAAAAATATTTATACTTTAACAGGCATAATGAAAGTACCTAACTTATTTAGTGAAAAACAACTATCTTTTTTAGAAGACACTTCGTATAATCATTTATTGTCTGTTTGTGATGAAATAGAATTAGGTTTTGCGTCCAACGAAACACTTACTGATGACACAATGCCTCGTTTCAATCCAAACAATACAATAAGAGATTTCATAAAGAAAACCGTAGATTATTGTTACAAAGATGAAACTAGTTTTTTTACTTCTTATATTGACTTATATTATTACCTTACATTAGTAAATGTAAATACTCTTTTTTCTATGGATGAATCTTTAGAAGATGGAGTTGCTGATATAATAACAGCAGCAACACAAGATAAAAGTTCGGATACAGAAGGTCTTAAAGGTAACGACAATAAAATTATTTTGTCTAATCACGATAATTTTAACAACACAACAAATTTCATAAAAAGATATAGTCTTTTCAATAATTCAGGTCAAATATGGATGGCAAATGGATATAAAAGGTACAGTCAATATATGGATATGGATACCTATGAATTTCAATCTTTCTTTGTTGACCCTTTAACAACTGAGGGTGCAGAAAAAAACTTAGTTATTTTAAAAGGTAAAGCCGGAGATACTTCATACGAATTACAAAATAAATTTTTATATCAAGGTAGGCAATTCAGTACTTTAAATGAGGGAAATTTACACCCAAATTATCATTATGCTAAAATTTTGAATTATCAAAATAACGAAGAATTAAATAAAATGGGACTAAGTATAACTTTACAAGATATATCTAGTTCTATATCAAGGTATAAAAGAATTCCGGTTGCAATATACGAAAGGGATAGTGGAGAAATAACAAATGCTGGTATGGCATACGGAGATGCTGAAAGAGGAACACAACCAGAAGATGACGGCAATAAAACAAATAGTCAACAAGACTTTGTTGCAAACAGTTTTATTAGTGGTTTTTATGTTGTTAGGGATTTTTCTATTAATTGGGATAAAAAAGATGGATTTACACAAACAGTTAATCTACTAAGAAGGGAATGGCCAATGCCTTATAGTGCTGGTGTTGCAAAAAATAAAAATTAAAAGATGTTGGACCCAAGAAAATATACAGATAAATTACCTAAAAACGAAAATAATTTTTTTAAAAAACAACCAAGAAATGATGATTTTATGTCATTGTTTCAAGACCCTACTACTTTAGGATTTAAACTTTTCTTTTTTAACATAGGGGGTGCAACTAAAGATGTTGGGTTGAAATTGAAAGATTTAAAATCTTTATTTAAAAAAGGAGCATCAGTAAAAGATAGATTAGATAGTGCCTTTAAAAACGTTGGTAAATTTGTAGATACAACACCTATTATAAATGCAACAGGATTATTTGGTAACGCACTCAATCCTAATTCAGCACTCTACTACTTAGATAAAATGGGAGATACTGCTCGATACGATATGCTTGTAGATTTTATAGAAACCCTCAGTAAAATAAATTCAGAATATCCCTGGTACTTTCAATCGGTAGCCGGATTAAACGATACTTGGTCTAGAGATTATAGTAAACCAAAATTCAAAAAAGAAATTACGATTACTTGTTTAGAATCTATTGATTTAAGAATAACTGCATTGATGGATTTATATAGAAAAATTGCATTTGATTGGAAAAATAGGAGAGCCATATTACCGGAAAATCTTAGACAATTTGAAATGTCTATAAAGGTTTATGATATGAGAAGATTTAAAACAAAACCGAATGAAATATTAGGAGTTCCTGTTGGATTTAATTCAAATAAATTTAGATTAAATTCTGAATTTTTAGGAGAAGATTATACAGATACTACACAAATTACATTTAATTTAGGACATTGTGAATTTTTACCAGATGAAAGTGGTGCAATGTTAGGTGATGTTTCGAATGTTGCGTATGAAAATGTTGCACAATCTATCAAGATTTCATATTCAAGTATAGAAGAAGATAACCTTTATCGAATTTTAGCAACTTTGAGTAAAAAGAAAGAATACTATAAAGTAAAAGATTACATGAAAAAAGAATTAGAAGCTATTGGTAATTTTTCTAATGAAACTAGCAATCCATTCAATCTACCACCCGAAATGAACGGGGTTTTTGGTTCACTAATAGATGACATTACTCAAAATATTTCCAGTAAAGCTGCCGGATTAGTCAAAAATAAATTATCTTCTTTATTTTTAGGTAACGTTTATGGTTTTAGTGCTGCAAATCTTATAGGAAATGCACAAAGTCTTATTGCAGATGCACCGGGTAGATTAATAAACAATTTACGAAGCAAAAAAGCAGACGAAGGTTCGGATGCATTAGGTAGTATTTTTCCACCAACATCAGAAACACCAGACCCTGACGATTTAGGTAACATTTACCCACCACCATCAGAAACACCAGACCCTGACGATTTAGGTAACATTTATGAAAATTAATTATGTTTAAAGATATAACACTAGGAACTATATGGGTTGGAGAAGTCATAAATACAGGTGACCCTTTACAACTTGGAAGAATTAAGATAAAAGTATTCGGTAAATACGATGAACTTGAAGAAGAAGTTATTCCGTGGGCAATTCCATACAATCAACTTTCATCGGGAACAGTTTACATACCGAAAATAGGAGAAATTTGTAATGTTTTTTTCGAAAACGGTGATGAAAATATTCCTTTCTTTATGGGGATATCTAAAACAAATGATGACCTTTTAGGAGAATATGCCGAAGACTATCCAAAAGTTTGGTCAATAGTTTATGACAAAAGAGCTGGGGAGGATGCATTAGGAGAAGTATCCGATGAAAGAACACTTGAAATATTCTACACAGAAACGCAAGGATTGATTATTAGAAAAAACCAATCCTTTATTCAATTCAAAAATGAAGACGAAAGTATTTTACTTACTAATGGTTCAACAGGAAAAGTTGTTCATATTTCAAATGATGGAATTAGTTTAGGTACAGTAGGAATAAGTTTAGAACCAGCAGTTCTAGGAACTACTTTAGAAACTTTACTTACTGAATTGATAACTGAAATAGGACTTTTAGTAATACCTACACCAGCAGGACCTGCTCCCGTAAGTAGCGCACCAACATGGGCAAATGTAGAAGCAATTAATCAAAAATGGGTAGATTTTAAATCCTTGTTAGTAACCTTAGATAAAGAAAAAGAATAATGGGACTCAAAGAAGACTTAGAAAGTGCATTTCAAGATACACTAGACAATAAATTAGAAAGTAATGACCTTGCTAAGGCAATAACGGCTGCATATGAAAAAAGTGCAAAAAAAGCGAAAGATATAAACAATAATACATATAGTCCAATTACGTTTTTGCCACTAGAAACTGCAATAATAGCTGCATTTGATTTATGTTTTGCTTTAGGAAAAGCCGGAACACCAGTACCTTTAGACCTTAATCTTGTTTCGGCATCATTAGTTGCTGTTTGGCCGTTAGCCACAATTAAAATGCCGGCAAAACCACCACCTCCGATGACTAGTGTAACAACCGGGTTGACACTTGTTCCTGGATTTCCACTTCCTGTACCACCAATTCCAGACCCAGACCCAGATGACCCAACTATTGACGAAATAGTTAATGCATTTTTAACAATGTTTGAAAACCACGCAAAAACATTAACATTCAATCTCATTGGTTTTGGGCCACCTACACCAGCAGGGGTTCCAGTACCGATTCCGGCATTTCCTGTTTTGGGTGGATTAACTCTAAAGTAATCCTTTTATAGTGATTAAATAACTTATAACTTTAAAACAAATAAAAAATGAATGAGCAAAAAGTAACCTATGGCGACCCATCAAATATTTCTGTATTTGAACAATCATCAAAAAAACCTTTAATTTTAGAAAACGGTAAACTACTTTCAAACGAATCATATGCCGAAGACATGTTAAAAGAGTATGACAATTCTTTCAATAATCTACCTAAAAACCTTAAATACGAAATCGGACAAGCTATTGTAGGTACAATTTCACAAATTTCTAAAACCGATATACTACTAGACATTGGCTCAAAAGACTTTGCTTACATTTCATTAGAAAAGGATAAATTAAATCCAGAATCATATAAAATAGGAGAAGAAGTTGAAGCATCTATCATTGATACTAAAGAATATTTAAAAGCTAGTATTGTAGAATTCATAAAAACGAATCTTTACAACGAAATGAAATATTCTGAAAACGAAACGGTTTATGATGCAGAAGTTCTAAGTTTAACAGAAAATGGGTATGTTCTTAGTATAGAAGGTGTTCAGGTATTTATGCCAGGTAGTTTAGGTGGAATAAACAAATTATTAGATTTTCAAACATTAATAGGTAAAACAATAAAAGTTATGCCAATTAAAAATGAAAATGCATATTCTAAATTTAAAGACCAATTAATTGTTTCACATAGAGCATATTTAGAAACTTTAATTCCAACAGAAATTGAGAAATTAGAAATAGGTGCAGTCTATACAGGAACTATAACAGGGACTAAACCGTTTGGTATATTTATAGAATTTAACAATGTATTAACCGGAATGATTCACAAAGATGATTACGATGAAGTTCTACTTGAACATATAAATAAAGGAGAAGTTGTTCCCGGAAAAGAAATTGATTTTTATTTAAAGGAAATAGTTACTAACAGAAAAATAATTTTATCTAGGTTAGTAGTTGACCCAAACGAAATTGCAAAACCTAAATTTGAAAAAGGAGATGTTGTTGAAGGTAGAGTTGTTAAGACTGTAAAGTATGGTAGTTTTATTTCTTTAGGTAAGAATGCAACCGGATTGCTTCACGTAAGTAAACTAAAAGATGGTGTGGAATTAAAAAAAGGAGATAGACACAACGTAAAAATACTTGACAATAAAGATAACAAATACGTTTTAGAATTAACTTAAAATATAATTATCATAAAATCGTTACAAAAGGCAATCGAAAATGGTTGCCTTTTTTTGATTAAATAAGAAAACTAACGCATTTTATGAACCAAGAAAGAGATATGGAATTACACGATACTAAAGTTGGTTTAGAGATTGAATTTGTAAGAAAACCTACCTTTAATTTAGGAGAAATTAAAAAACAATTTTCAAAACTTTTAAAGGCAAAAATTAATATAGAAAAGGAACACCATTCTGAATTTGTTCCTACCGATAATCATTATAAAATAGAACCAGATTTTTCTTTAGGTGACCATTCTGTTGAATTAGTAACAGGACCACTTGATTATAATCATGCTAAAATAGTACTAATAAAAGTATTGAGGTGGATTAGAGAAACACCTGAAGTAAAAACTACCGATAGATGCGGTGTTCATTTGAATTTGAATTTTCCTGATACTGATTACATACAACAAATTGACATTCTTAAATTTATTTTAAATTTTGATGAAGAAGAAGTTTATAGTAGATTTCCTAAAAGAAAGGATAACATATATACAAAATCAATAAAAGAAATAGTTCCTTTACATAGTAACTTTGATTTTAAGACAATAAGTACTAATAGAACTAGTTTTGTTTATCCTATTAGCAAGTACTATGGTGTTAATTTTGAAAAGTTAAAAAGTAATTATTTAGAATTTAGGTATTTAGGTGGTAGAAAATACGAAGAACAACAATCTGATATCTTATATCTTTTAGATTATTTTTTAATGAGTATCAAAGAATCTTACGAAAAAGACGATAGTGAAATAAAGGAAAAACTAATTAAATTATTAGAACCAAAGAAAAAAGTATTTTTGGCTGGTCAAAATTATTTTAATTTCAATAATATATTTAAAAATATAGAATTCAAAGTAGATACTAGAAATGATATCGAAACACTAAAATTGTTTTTTCCTCTTATGTGGAGAGATTTATTTCCTATTCTTATTAGAATGAAAGAAGTTAAGTATAATATGAAAGGTATAATAAATTATGATACTGATAATTCTTGTATAGAATTTGCAGGATTTATAATTAGAAGAACCTTAATAGAAAATCCAAGAATTCTTTTTTATAATTGTAGGTTATTAAATGTAGTTATGATTCAAACACCTATACACGATTGTGTGATATCTAATTCAGATTTAGACGGATGTAATACTAGTAATTCTAAATTCAAAGATAGTAGAATAAAAAATGAAGAAAATATCAATGCTGAATTCAAAAATTGTTATTTAGATGGCGTAGTTGTAATGGATTCTTACATAGATGATGGTATTTTTAGAAAGGGTTCGTATTCAAATACTGAAATTACTGAAAACACTATCGTAGTTGACGAAGATGTTGAAAACCTGGATGAAAAGGAAGATTAAAATAAATTAAATACTTTATGACTAAGCAAGAATTTTACGATGAACTTAATACAGCAATAACCGTTGGTTGTAGTTTACCATTTTCTGTTCCAGAAAAAGCAATAGATAATTTAGTAAAATATTCAGCTCAATGGTTTCATAGAAATTGGGATGATGGTGTAGAAAATATTTACCTATCAATTCCAGCATCAGTATGGAGTACAAATGAAGAATTTAAACAAACTAGAAAATTAACATTACCTAATTGCATATATTCAGTTAATGCTGTTGCAAAAGATAATACATCAAAAAGACAAATGGGGGGTGGAAGTGCTGACTTTTCTTTTGATAAATATATGACTTCTAATTTTGGAATAAATGGAGGAATAGCAGGAACCGAAGATTTGATGGGGACAGATGCTGTTTTAGGATATGTAATTGCTTCTAGTTGGGGAGATTTAACTGACCTTATTTTAAAATATCCCATAACATATACATACAGCAGACAATCAAGTAAATTATTTTTAAAAGGTTCTTTAGAACATTCACCAGATTTTTTATTAGATTGTGAAGTAAGAGCACCTTTAGAATCACTTTATAATTTAGATTTATTTTTTAATTATTGTTTAGGTCAAACTAAAATGCAACTTGCAAATATATTAGGTACATTTACTATGGACTTACCTGGTGGTGCAACTATTAATTACGATAGATTTTATGACCAGGGAAAAGAATCCGTAGATGAAGTAAAAGAAGAGGTTAAAAGTATGAGGGGTGGTAGTGACTTTATCTTTCATACAAATGGACTATAAAAATAAAAGAATAAATGGGCGCAACAGATATTTATATTAGAAGACCGCAACGTTCTTTATATAGCGAAAACGATGTAGAAACTAACGATATGTTAATTATGTTTTTACAACAAATTGAAATGGTTTTGGGAACACCACCTTCAACTGTTTTAGGTAAAGCCGATTTTGGTGTTGGTTTACATTCTTACTTATGGGATTTTAATGTAGGGGAAAGTGAATTAAAACAAGCTATAAATCAACAAATAAATCTAAATTGCTCATTATCAGGAGAATTTAGTTATAAAATAGATGTTGAATTTTTTGAGGTCGGCAATAGTGATTCAGCTGTTATTGATATAACCGTAGAAGATGACAATTTAGTTAGAATGGTTGTCAATTAAATATAAAAAACAATTGTTCGTAGATGTCAAAGAAAGCAAAAGACCAAGTTAATAAGATTATAGACAAAAGTAGACTGTTCGATGGTCAATTAAAAGAACAAATAGAAACGTTCTTAATCAAAGAATACGAAAAAAGGGATTTAAACTTTTCTCCTTCAAGTCCTTATGGACAAATTATTGATGTACTTAACGAATTAAACAAATTACAATATTTTTATTTAGAAGATTCTTTGAACGAAAGAAATCTTTTAACTGCATTCAAAGAAAATTCTATTTTAGGATTAGCAAGATTAACGGGACACAATCCTAGTAGACCGATTAGTGCAAAAGGAGAAGTTTCTCTAAAGATTAAGCCAGGAATATCTAACGAAATACCGGGACCAACTGTACAAGTTCAAAATTACAGTAAAATATTGTGCAAAAACAATCAAAAAAATTATCTAATAATTTTAGATTCTGATTCAGTTTATGTACCTAAAACTAGTTCGAAATTATTTAAGTTTCAAGTTGTTGAGGGAGAATTGAATACTTCTAACTTTATAGGTGATGGTACTGATTTACAATCTTTTAATATACCGACCAGATTTGCCGAAATAGAAAATGATATCATTACTGTTTTTGTAAACGGCCAAGAATTTAAAGGTTTCGAATCTCTTTATGACATCAAAAAAGATGAAAAAGGGATTATAATAAAAACAGGAATTAATGGTGGGGTCGATATATATTTTGGGAATAGAGATTATGGTTATATACCAGAAGTTGGAGAAGAAATCAAAGTGGAGTGGATTGCTTCAAATGGTTCGAGCGGTAATATTGGGGAATCATCATCTTCTGTTTTGTTTGAATTTGTCGATGAAGTTTCTGATGGATTTGGTGGTGAGTTGGATTTGAATGAAATTTTTGATATTAGTGTATCTAAAAAAATAACAATGGGGGCTGATGCAGAAGATAAAGAACTTACAAGATTTTTACTTAACAAAAACAGTAGAGGTTTAGTACTTGCAAATCCTACAAATTATACAGCATTTTTATCTAAATACAATCAATTTAGTTTTATAGAGGCATTCAATACTTTTGGTGATGAATATTTAGATGATGATAATGTAGTATATCTTTTCTTATTGCCGGACATTACAAGAAAGGTACAAAGCAATTCTGATTACTTTAGTACAGACATTAACAATTTCTTTCTTACCGAAGAAGATAAAGATGCAGTTTACGATGTAATCAACAAAAGTGGTAGACAGTTAATTTCAACCGAATTAGAAATAATCGACCCAGTAGTAAAGTATTATGCACTAAATGTATTCATTAGAGTATATGATGACATTATTAGCGAAGAGACAATAAAAGCAGAAATAACAAATATGATAGGGGAATATTTCTTAAAATTAAAAAGAAGAGATAAGATACCTCGTTCAGATATTATGAAATTGATAGAAGACGTTGATGGTGTCGATTCAGTATATCTTGAATTTGTTTCTAAAGATAATGAAGAAGCTATTTTTAACGGTTATTACTTCAAGAAAATTGATTATAATAATATAAGTGCAACTAGTGCTTTAGTAAAAGCTGTTAGGGAAAATAACGATGTACCTGACTTAAATGTAAGTAGTTCAATAGAAACAAATGAAAAAATTACACTTAAAGCCGGAGAAAATCCAAGTCTAGGTTTAGATGAGTTCGGAGATATTACAATAGGAAACAAAGAATTGCCAATCATTAGAGGTAATTTTACAGATAGAAATGGCATTTTATATGCGGATGGTATAAATGGTGATAATTTATCAGCACTAAATATTGTAATTAGGGAATCTATACCGAGAAAATAATATATAAATATGTCAATTAAAAAATCTCAAATAAAACAAGCATACGAACCAGCAGTTCAAGAAGAATTAGACATATTCAAAAAAACTATGTCCCCATATTTGACAGGAACAGAAAATGAAATTATGCAAGGATTTTTGAAAAGATTAGAAATGATTAAAATGAATAATTATTATTCAGTTAGACTTATTGAAAATTTATATAACTATACCGAAGAAAATCCAAATAAATAATATCAGATGTCAATTAAAAAAGAAAACTTACATTTCTTTAATAAAAAAGGAAACAACTTAAACTTATTTTATGATTCTGTTTCTGGATTGTACAAAGGAAACTATGTTCTTAGTGAAGATGCTGTTTCTGTGGATTTAATTGAATCGGAACAAATAGTTATATTAGAAAAAGTTTATAGTGCAGAATATCAAAAATTTATGTACGTAAAACCTACAAACGTAGATAACGATGCACAAGAAATAATATTCGAAATAGATAAAACTTCAACAGACGAATTCTTTACGTTTGACATCACTTTAGATGATAAAACATACTATATAAACAAAGGAACTAATCAGTCCGTAGGTGCGACCTATGATGCCTCATTTACAGATGTTTCGATTGCAGGAGTTACCTATACAAATATACCGAATTCTTTTCAAATAAACAAATTACAGGAGAACTATTCAACGGCAAATATAGGCTTTTCATCGGAAGTTGAAAATTCATTTGTAGGTAAGGTAAATATGTTCTTTAAAACGGGAGCAACTAAAGTTCAAATAGGAGAAGTATTTTTATTTGTAGATACAGTAGCAGAAGATACAAGATTGCCCTTGATGTTAGAAACATTAGGACATACTTTGAATACTAAAGATTTCTTGATATTTGATTCTACTAATGTAAACGAAGAAGATATTGATTTTGCAGTTGTCAACAAAAAAAGAAAAGAACTTTTATTAGAATTTCACAATATTTTTCCGTATCTTGGTTCATATAAAGCACTTATTAATGTAATTAAGTATTTCGGTTATGAATCAGTTACTATAAAAGAATATTGGAAAAATGTAAAAGCTGATTCAGAAAATTTTGGTAAACTAAGACCGGTTGATATAGAAAGTGTGTTATTGAATTCTAATAATACAAAAGAACTTTCTGACTTGTTTCCATCAAAGGTATATTCAAAGACTAATAAATTTGGTATGTACTATCAAATCACAGAAGAAACTGGAAAATACGATGAAGACGGTTTACCTATAACTAAAGAATCTTTTGAATTTACAATTGACGAAATATTAGTTAAATTGTATGCACTTAAAGACAAGTTAAAAAAGTATTTCTTACCACTAAACAGTAGGATAATTGATATTGTAGGTGAAGCGCTTTATTATACAAAAGTAGAAATAAATTATTGGAATTCAGTTAATAGGATTGATGATATAGATATAAACATAAATCCGACCTTTGACGTATTTCCACGCAAACACGGATTCATAGAAGATTTGAGACCACTGCAATGGTTAGGTGTAAAAATAAGTCCTGACTTATTATTAGATGGGTCAGCAAATTTAAAAGTTCGAGAATTTACTCTTACGGATTCATTTTTTCGAAATAAACTAAAAATATTTGATAGTGTTTCTGGTGTAGGTTTCGAAATAATAGCTGACTATAAAAGTACAAACAAAACAAATGCATTGAAATTATATGAAGGTCTTATTAAATTAGGAGCACCTTTCGATGAATTTTACATAACGGTAGATGATAATAAAATACTTTTTGTTGAAAAAGAAGATACTGGTGCTGTTTTAGAATCTTATGTAGAACAAGGGGCATATGCCTCATCAGTTCCTGTGCTTGGTTTCCAAGATTATCTAAACGGAGTTCAACCAATAAGTACTTATGCAAAAGCATATTTACAATTCTTTTTTGATAGAGATTTTAAATTGTCAGAATTAGACAACAATGAAAATATTCCTGTTGGATATCCTATAATTTTAAAAAATACAAGTTTTGATATTAATTGGTCAGACGCAAATGTTACTTGGAATAGTGTAGATGAAAAAAGACAATACAACGATTTCAATTTTTCAAGTGCATCAGGATTCCCGAGTGGACCAACTGCATATAACAATGGCAATGACCCACTTAGTGGACTTTCTTGGGATGATTTTGGCAATGCTAATTTCTACGAAATACAATGGTACATTTACAAAAAAGCAAATTCAGTTTCACCTTTTTGGTCAAGTACCGTAAAAGGGTCACTATCTGATTTTAAAGAATGGGCCGTTAATTTACCACATCCAGGAGATTATACAGTTGAATTGACTTTATTTGATATGTACGGTTCTTATAGTAAAAATACTGAAATAAATCATATTACGGTTGAACAAAAGAATCCTAACTTTACGGCTTGGAAAATAAAAGATTTGAATTACATTAAATGGGATGATTTAGAAGACCTAACTTGGGATGAAATGGGAAGTTCGTGGGATTTACCTTTCTTACCAAATACAAATACAGACGATGCTATTTTAGCATGGCATAGTATAGACAGGGTAGAATTTTATCAAAATCTTGTAAAACAAAATGCTATACTAAGAAGCGAAGGAGATATAAATTCAAAGACTTGGAAAAACATTGGAGATAATGTTACTTGGGATGATGTTGACCACTTATATTGGGATGATTTAAGTAGTACTTATACGAAATTCTATATCAAAGATTTGAATACAGGAGCTGCAGGAGCAACCGCAAATATTGTAGTAAAAGATAGTATAGGAAATACATTAGAAACTTTCGATGAAATTGTGTTGAATCTAACGGGAAATGCATATGTCGATTTAGTTCAACAATTAAGTTCTTTAGATGAAACTACCTATCCTATTTTATCAAGTTTTATTTATGAATATAGACCAATAGTGGACTACACAGTCGCAACTATTCATCAAATAATTGCAGTATCTAAAAAATTAGAAAAGCCAAAACGATATTTCTTTAGTAGTTATTATATTAACGATATATCAAATTACAACACACCAATGAATGGATTCGGTGCTGTTGGTGATGCTGGTTCTAGTTTTGATATTTACGGATTTGACAATTATTTTAATGGTACAACAGTAGCAGACCAATCTATAACTATTGATAATATATCTTATACTATTCCATCGAGCATTCAAACACTATCAGCATTGGCTACGGATTTGAATACGAATTCTCCGTTTGGTGAATGGGGATTTAATATAGTACAATCTTATCAAGGGGTAGGAGTGGCAAACAACGATGAAAAAATATTAGCATTTAAGAAAATATTGTCAAGTGATGAAATTAATATTATTAAATACAATAAGGTTTACGGGACTAAATATGCAAGAAGTATTACAACTAATGCAACTTGGAATAGTTTAGATGTTCTTTATTATCAACGAGATGTAAAGCCGTTTACTCAAATTTATTTTAATTACGACATTTCGTGGATGCCTGGATATAAAAATCCTAAATGGAAAATAACGAAAGTTGGAACAGGAGAAGAAGTATTTACTTGGTTGAATAAATATATGGTATATCTATTTACAGACGAAGGAGAATATAACATTTCTTTAGAATTAGAAGATACAAATGGTAATATAAAAACAATAACTAAAAACGGATTGATTAGAGTAAAATCATATAAATAAAAATTAAAAACAAAAAAGATGGCTATAACTATTACAACATTACAAGGTACAAGTTCATTATCAGCAGACAGAATAACTCTGAATGATAACTTTAAGATAAATACAGATGCTATTAATAATATTTTAGGTGTTGTTGATACAACAACAGGAACAATTGACAATACCGGAGTTGGTACAAACAATGTTATTAAAACCGAAGGTCTTACTACTTCAGGAACGGCCAATAATGGAATTGAGGTTCAAACTGGAAATATAAATATTACATCAGGAAGTTTTAGAGCAACAACAAATGGTTCTTTTTTAGAATTAGGTGCTGATGGTTCTAAAATTATTGATACTGTTGTTACCGTTAGTAGTGTAAATAAACACATTCTTGGTACAACTGGATTTGTAGGGACTCAAATTTCAGAAATGACAACTGCAGAAATTACTGCAATAACAAGTTTATTAACAACAACTAGTCCAAAAATACTTACTTTCGATTCAACACTTAAAAAATTGAAGTTCTGGAATGGTACTGCTTTTGAAACTATTACAAGTGTTGTTTAGAATGATTATAAATAACGACCTATTTTTAAAATAACTTGCAATTGTCGAATATTATTAGTATATTGTGTATATATAATAAAGTTTTAAAATATTAAATATAGAAAATAAAAAATAAAAATGAAAAACTTAGAACAATTTGAAAACCTTAATGAAAATAAAGAATCTGTTAACGAAGATTTTTCAGTAGATATAGGTGGTGGTGTTGATACATCAAATCCATTTTACGATGAATCTGGTAGACAGTATTCAGAAAAATTATCTCCTAAAGCAATGAAAGCACTAAAAGGAACTGAATTAGGTAGAGCAATTCTTGCTTTTGAAGATATAGTAGATGAATATATGGATTGGAAACAATCAGCTCCAGGTGGAGAAGAAGATGATTATTTAGATGTAAGAATAAAAGGATTAAAAGATTCAATCAAATATCTTAATAGCATTTAAGTAAAGCTATTTTTTACATTAATGATACTTTTTGTAAAATATAGTTTACAAAAACAACTAATTTTAAATTTTAAAACCTACTACAATTAGTAGGTTTTTTTCTTTGATTAAATAAATAAAACTAATATAAAATAATATGGCTACACCACTATTAAGACCTTTACGCACACAAGGTGGAACAATTTATGTTTTTAACAGTGCAGCAAATGATATTGCAAAAACTTTTAGTGATGACAATGTTAGATTTACATTTAGTAAATTTGCGGCTTTAGATTTACCTAAAGTTAATCAACCAAGTAGTAATTCTAATAACATAGTTTGGCAAGCATTAGGAAATAGAGCAAACACTACAACATCAACAACTTGGAGTAGTAATTCTGTTATTACGGATTTACTCGGTTCAAATCAACAACAAAATACTTATATAGCAAATAGTTTTCAAAATTACGTTTTGAATTGGGAAAACTTAGTTCTCAATAAAACTAATTCAGATGGTAATTTATACAATACAAGTACTAATCAAACCGTAACCGAAAGGATATTTTGGAAATGGTTATCCGATTTAGGTGCAATAAGATTTGATGATGCTACTTTAAATGTAGATTCAAATGTTCCTAGTATGTACATAGAAGAACCAGAAAACCTTTCTGATTCCAGTAAAGATACGTATAATAGAGTAGTAAAATATTTAGGTGATATTGACTTAATCAACAATGTCAACAGAGGAGGAGAAGCATATACACAAGTTTACTTACATATGCCATCAGAACACGGAAACACACCTACGGTTTTGTTCAATACACTCTCTGATAATAATTACAATCCTTCTTTGAAATGGACAGGGACAGGAGAAGATATTGAAGGTAGGACTGCAGCTGCAGACCCGAGAATGTCAATCAAAGCATATTATGCTAATGATACTTCCGGTCAGAATTATTATACAACAGAAAATACATTTGGTGCGATATCTAATAAAGAAGTAAGGGTTGCATCCGATTTAGGTTTTAGTAATAGATTCAATGTAAAATTGTCTAATATGGATGGTGCTGTCATTGATTGGGATAGTGCAAAATATACTAAAGTAACAAACAATGCTAATGTAAATTCTATTTCAGAATTGAATTCAACGGCAGAAGCCGAAAACTTTTCTTTCAATACCGTATTACTTTATTATGATGTATTCAACGTATCAGACGGTTCGTTAGTAAAAAGAAATCTTTATGGGGTTTTATTTATTGATGACTTTGAACAAACTATAAGTGCAGGTTCAGATTTAAAATCATTTTCTAAATTTAAACCTAATGCAATAACTAAATTAAATGGTAATGCATATTCATTAAAAACAAACATAAAATTTGATACAAGTGCCGATAACGTAGGTGTTGAAAGAAGTATAAATGAGTTTTCGACATTTTCAATGGATTTGTTTTCGGATGCAATGGTTCAATTACAGGATGCAACAGAAAATTTTGTTACACAAGAACTTTCAATACTAGGTTTAAATACCAAAGTAGATAATTTAGAAAAGTTTTATTTCAATCAAGCAACTATTGATGAATTGAATGCAAAAATTAGTACATTACAAACTTCTGTACAAAATGCATTGATTGCCTTAGAAAGTCCTACTACTATAATAGAATTAATTAGAAATAATAGTACAAGACTAAACAAACTTGCAGCCGGAGAATTGTCAAGTGATTTATCTTATGATTTAAGTCCTTTCGTACAAGGGGCTGGTTTGAAATTAGACAAGTCTGTTCCCGGAAAGGTAATAGCTAGTAATATAGTTCAAAAATATAATTTTTTCCCTATATGTTTTAATAATTCGACAAATTTGAATTATAATGCTAATAATGGAACAGTTCCAAACGTAGGAACAAACCCGGTTAATAACAATATTATTAATTTAGGTCAATTTACAAATTACTTTAAAAACTATTCGACTGAAAAATTAAACATAGATAACGATGTCATTATAAATATAGATGATAGTATTGAAAAGTTTAAAACCGGACAAGTTTTTAGAATTGTTTTCGATACTAATTTTTCACTAGCGGACACTAGAAATCTTTACATATATACCGATGGTGAAAATAAAAGACAATTAGGTGCATACAAATGGTTAATTGCTAAATTAAATAATGTCAATTTATCCGGAACAAAACCTATAATTGAAATAATTTGTACAAACGCCAATACGTATTCATTTACGATTGATGTTTTAAGATAATATTAAATAAATAAAGAAAATACAATAAACGATATGTCAGACGTAAAGAATAGTTTAAGTTCAATTGTGGACAATCTTATAAAACTACAAAGAAATAATACTGAAATTTTAACAAAACTTTCATCAGTTGTTAATAGTGATTCAGATGTAGTAACATTAACTTTAGAAGATATTGCAAATGACAATATCAAAACAGTAACTATTCCAAGTTTCGGTGCCCTTAAAAAAGATATCGAAAGACTTGATGAAAACATAACTCAAATATCAGCATTGAATAATAAAGATGCTAGTGTTCAATTACCAGACGGTACTTTTAGAACTATTGTAAAATCTACACTAAAGAAAAGTGCTGAAGATATTACAAGCGTTCAAATACCTACTGGTTTTCAATCTAAAAGTAATTGGTTTTTCGAATCTTTCTTGAATCCTCTATTGTATGTTGGATTGAATTTTCCAGCACAATTGAACCCTGATACAACAAAGGTTAAGATGCAAAAGTTTATTTTGAACCTAGATTCAGATGCAAAATTAAATATTTTCAATTCGCAAATTAAAAATAATCCTGACTTAACGTATTCTAACTTTTTAGACATTATCAATTCAAATGGCATTTTATACACTATTGACGATGACATATTAGATTTACCACCAGTAGAACCTAGATTTTTTGGTAACTTTTCTGTACTAAGAGTATTCGAATCAACAGAAAATATCGTAGTTGATGGTGTCGATTCTACAAAGAAAACACAAAAATTTCAATTAGACAAATTAACATATAACGATAAAAATTCTAGTACATTAGAAACTCAACAATTAAAGATAGGTGATTCTTTATTAGTTAATAAGAACGATAAAAGTACAAGATATAAAGTTACTGGAATTGATTTTGAAACATTTACTATTTCTGTTATTTTGGCAGAAGGTTACGATTCAGTTAATATAGGAGCTGATAATTTATCTTTTTATCCTGTTGAGGCAATATCACCAGAAATTAGAGTTGGTATTGGATTCAATGAATATCTTTCGGTATTTTTAAAACCTATAAATCCAGATTCAAATAGACCAGCTGATAACTATTCTCCCGGGATTAGTTTCTATTCTAATGAATTGACAATAAAAGACACGGATAGCATAATTAAAACATTAGATACATATTACCAAGAAAAGGTAGTTGATTTTGGAGCTGTTTTATTTTCTATGACACAGGAAAATATTCCACCAGTTTCAAAAGCAATTGTTCCTAATGTTCCTGAGGCTGTAGCAAACGATTTTAAAGTTGTTCAAATAAACAAACACGCAACGGATGGACAATCTAACGAAGATATCAAATCACTTAATAAAGAAAAGTTATCACTAAAAAGTGAACTAGGAGATTTAGATAAGGCGATTTCTACTAAAAGACAATCAATTTCTACTAAGAACTATAAATCAGATATTCAAAGAGATTCTGATGCCAATCAATTAAAAACATTAATAGAAAAAAGAGCCGCAACCGAATCACTTTACAATTCAGTTGTTTCAGATATTCTAACTAAAGCAGAAGATAAAACAACATCAACCGCCAATGCAAAATATAGAGTTAGAGGTTTTTGGCCTTTACCTACAAATAGGATTGCATCGGATGGTTCAGAACAAAGTGTAATTCAATTTAAGATTGAATATAGATATCTTACTAAAGGAGGGGCTGCAAATAATTTACAAGAATTTGACTTTACGGATGCAGACGGAAATACACAAAAAGGTGTTTATTCTAATTGGGTTTGCATGAAGTCTTCTTTAAGAGAAAGATTCTTTGATATAAATACTGGTAGGTATTATTGGAAAGAACAAAGTACAGAAAACGGAGAACAAGTTAATATAAATCAACTTGACATTCCAATTAGACCAAACGAAACAGTTGAAATAAGAATAAAATCACTTTCGGAGGCTGGATATCCAGCTAATCCTATTGAATCTGAATTTTGTAATATAGTTTCTATTGAATTTCCGGACGATTTAGGTATTTCAAAGGACATTTTATCAATTATTGATGAAACTAACAACGAAAAAGTAAAGGTTAGATTAAACGAAGATTTAACTGAAAGAGGTGTATATACGCATATTGATGACCAATTCGTTCAAAATAGCATAACTTGGAAACATCAATCGGCAAATATTGCTTCTGGTTTTCTTTCTGAAGAAAGAAACATAATTAGTTTATTAGATTATCTAAAAAGTTTAGAAGATAAGATTTCATCTTTAGAAGCTCAAATAAATAAGACCGTTGGTATTTTACTTGTAAAAGTAGAAGACGAAGCTGGTAATCAAAAAATTATCCAAAATAATACTAGCACTTCAATTTTTGCTGGGAACTATAAAGATGAAGTTTCGTCTTTAGATGAACCTAAAGGAACTATAATAACTAAAAACTATTTTATTAGAATAGAAAATGAAGCTGCAACCCCTATTCAATTGTCGGCTGCACTAGTAGACAATAATGCATCAAATGATGATTTCGGTAGTAAGTTTGAAAGACCCACATCACAATATCGGAATCCGAGTTTAGGATTAAGTAATCCTTCAATAGATGATTTGACTGCAACAGATAAATTGGCACAAAATTTACCTTATCAAAGTGCTCAAGTAAAAGGACAATTTATATATTCTAGAAATCAAGATATTACTGCGGTAAAAACTCTTTATAAGACTAATGGTTCGTTAACCAATGATTTTTACACATTCGATACTGCCTTAGTTACTGGAGCTGGAAATTATAAAACAGACAATAAGTTTTTTATATGGGATGGTACACTACCGACAGTTAGTGATATACAAGGGGAAGAGGTTGATGGTTTTACTTTCGCATCAAACCAAGTTTATGTTCATTGTCAGCATCCTGATTTATCCAATATCCCTTTTACTATAAGTCCAAGTGGGACATATCAAACAGTTGACGATTGGATATTTAAAAATGCAACAGTTTCAAGAAATGCTAACGAAAAAGTTGGTGACACAACAACAGCAACATCCTTTTTTGCACAAACTGAATATGCTAGAGGAACACTAGGTTCATATTCTGACATTACTAACAAAATATCTTTTCAAGAAAATGATAAATATTTATTAGGTAAACGTTCTTGTGGAAGTTATTTATATCTAAGTCCTTTAAATTATGATGACATCAGAGTTGATGGGAATGATAAAAAAAGTAAAAAAGAATTACCTACTGGTTCTTCAAGTGCTGTTGTTTTACAAGTTGTATATCAATATAGAATGACTGATTATTTTGGACCTGGTAAGTTAGGTATAGGTAAAATATCAGGTGAAGATGGAGTTACTCAATTACAATATACAAAAATTTTAGGATTGGATATATATTATGATGAAAGTAAATTTTCTTTTGACCTTGAAGTAACATCAAGATATAAATCTAATTCTATTGGTACATCAGACGTACCAAGTTCATCGTTTCAAAATACTATAAATCAAACTACTAATAGTGTAAGTCAAATTACACCTACTATTTCGTAGATGTACTTTACTAAAATTATTTTAGAAAACCTACTATTTCAGTAGGTTTTTTATTTGATTAAATATTGAAAATAGATACATTGGAATGGCAAAGGTATTCACAAATAAAACATCATATTCTTTATTAAAAACTAATCCTAAACTTACAGGAAATATCAAAATGGTAGTTGATAGTAAAGGTGATATTTTTATTGAAACTATTGATGCTAAACCAGAACTTACAAGAAACAAATACAAAAAAGTTAAATTAGACTTAGAAAATACTTGGTCTAGTTCAATTTATAATTTTTTCAATAAAGGTTCGATACCTAAATCACTTTTTTATGCAATAAAAGACGATGAAGATTTCTATTCTATAAAAACTGATTTTAGTAAACAATATTATACGGATTATCAACAGGGAGTTAAGCCAAAAATTTCTAAACTGTACGATGAGCAAATTTCTTACTTAGCGCCAATATGGTTAGAACCTAACGACATTCCGGAACATTTTGCAATTTTCAAGATACCCGAACCGGTTTCAGTTTCTACGAAAAATCAAGATAAAGATAAACCTTTCGATGAAGATACTGAAAAACAAATTTACAATGCAAACTATTTCGATACTTTCCCTGATGGAACAGGAGTAACGGGGGCAACTGCCAGTGATTATTTTTTCAATACTGTACTTTCTAAAGCAAAACTACATAAAGTTTTTGACTTGGATTCAGATTCTACATTAGGTAAGTATTTAAGAAATCACATAAATGATGCAGAAATGCCAGAAAGTTCTTTAGATATTGATTGGAATATAAATTCTAATAGTACAGTAAATGGCATATCATTAGAACAAAGTGGTTTCGTAAAAAAAGCATTAGATGTATTCGGTGAATCTTTTCCAATAGATAAAACAGTAACTGAATTTGATAATTTTGTTACAAATCAATTTCAAAATAAAGGAGTTGTGCATCCTAATATAATAAACTTAGAATTTTTATTCGATGATGAAGAAGATGATGATTTTACAGTCAACAGATATTTTGGTGTGTATTTTAATAAAAATGACATATCTAAATTTAATTTAGATAGTAAAGCATTCTATGATAAAAAATACGATAATATAGAACAGAATAAAGATATCGAATCTATTTTTTCGGTTGATGCGCTTTCAGATTCTAATATTGTATTAGAAAATAAAAAAGGCGTAAAACTATTTGTAGATTACGGTTCCGAATATAGCGTACCCAGTTCCGACATAAAAGGAGGTAGTTTTTTACCTTACGTATATTCAATAAGTGCCGGAGGTTCTGGAAATAATAGATTTTACGATTTAGAAAATAACTACGATTGGCAAAGTAATGAATTAATATTAAAAGATAAATTTATAAACACAAGAGATTTCAAAGGATTTAAAAAAGATAGTGTAGGTATAATTCCTTCTACAAAAACAAATAAATCTGGTAGGTCTTATTTTGAATTTAAAATTACAGGAACTATAACTTCATTTGAATTAAGAATAAAAGATGTAGATGAATACAAAGCAGATTTCAATCTAAATCAAGTTTTCGTAGGTGATGTAGGATTACCTAAAGGAACGTTTGTTGATAACAAGTTTTCTTTACAAGGGGCACCTGATGAAGTTGCAAATGCAATAGTTACTGCGATAAATTCATATTCAGATTCTGACGAAGATTTCAATATGTATGCAATTACTAAGTTTGATAAGGTTATTGTTTTTACTAGGGGAATTAACGAATATTGGAATAAATACAAATACTTGATTTATAGTGATGATATTAATTTTCCTAATGCTATTGAAGTACCTTATAAAACTTTCGGCAATCTTACAGATTTCAATACAAAAAGAGCAACACCTGGACCACAAGGTTCAACAGGACCTGCATTTTTAGATTACGATGCCATTGTTTCAAGTGCTGCATCTATGTTTATTAGTTCAGATTTTAGTATCTTAGAAAGTAATTTAACAAACGGAAATAATGTAAGTGAAAATAAAATAAGAATTCCTATTGAATTTAGTAGTTATTTTAATACATCTTTATTTTTGAAAACTAAATTTTGGTATTCTAAAATAGTATCAATTGATGGATATTTAGATGAACCCGTTTATGAAAATGGTAGAATCGTAGATTTTAAAAATTTCAATAGTTATAAAACTATAAATTGCACAGATGATATTTGGGTCTCTCCGGGAACATATTCAGAATTATATGAAATAGAAACTAACAAAGTAGGATTAATGTCTATGTATCCAATTAAACAATTTGATGTTGACCAATTTAGAAGTGAATACGGAAAAGATGGTGATGGTAATATTGAAAAATTGAATAAACAGTATATTGCCAAAGCTGGAAGTAGTGCATCACCGTTTATAACTTATTATCCTAATGCTGCTAATATAGCACCTAATATAACTAATTTTAAAGATACTGGATTTAAAAGATTAACAGGAAAAATAGATGAAGTAACTGGTGATATTCCAACTATTGATAATGAATACGATAGACTTTCAGAAAACGAATTGCCTCAATTGTCTATAAAAGGTAGAATTATACCTTATATTAATAAATGGGTTTATGATGATGACGGAAAAGATGTTAGAGAAAATAATTATAGAATGACTAGCAATAGTGCTTTTAGTTATGATAATTTTTCTCCTTCATCTAAAAATATTTTACCTGATTTTAGATTCTTTACTCACGAATGGTACTACCTACAAAAATATCCATATTACTTAACAACAAAAGAAAAGATTGAATCATTTTCTTATTTTGAAAATTTGATAGAAAAAGGTAGTTATGAACTCGGAGCTACGAGCAATTTAGGTATAAAAGATATAACAGAAGATAAGTTTATAGAATACTTTACCGAATATAAAGTAGGAAATTACTATTTTCCAGCAAAAAGAAAATATTCTATAATAAGTGGAGGTAACGAAGATTCGTTTGGTGAAACTTTTTTTAGAGGTTCAAAAATAAAATTCAAAAGAAGAGTTGAAAGTGATGTTGTATTAGATTCTAATATAGAAAACATAGGAGTTTTTAAAAGTGATGAATTCAATGGATATAAATTTAGTGCTATCTTAACTAACAATACAGATAATGCATTAAAATATTCTGTAATTGAAAATAAGAAATATAAAACTATAACTATGATTATAGAAGCCAAGTTGCAAGACTATTGGTTGAACTATGATGAAAGCAATACTTTCGGTGCAACGGCCTTACTTTTAGATAGAAGTTCATTGTATATTTTAGAAGATAAATTTGAGACTACTATCGGGTCCCGGGATAAGTATGCCGACATAAATTTGAATGGTTCAATTTCTCCTTTTTTAGAAATCTCAGGAGCTATTGTTAGCAACTTTACGAAAGATGCCTCTTCTGGTTTTTATACGATAAAGGGAATTCAAAATAAGGTAAACGGTTCTATACCTAATTTCATAAATCAAATTGTACCATTAGATGATGGTACTTATTCTAAAATAAGAATAGATGTAGATGCTGTTAGATACTTAGAAATAGATGACATTATTTCCGTAACAAAAAATACTATATTAGCCAAAAAATTTAACACAGTAACATATTTTACATTAAGTGGAATTGAAAACATAGTAAATACAATTCCTATAAATACGACCTTTCTTCCATTTTATCCAGCACCTAGTATTTGTGTAGATAAAATACCTACATATATAGGGGGTGGGTTTAATGCATATAAAGGTCTAATAAATGAACTAAGTTTTGCAACTATATTTGACAAAATAAATACAGGAAGTCCTGATATTAATTATCTTACTGTAGATGAAATAGGTGCGACTGCAGTAGAAACTAAAAATACATTCTTAATAGAATTTGAAGACTATTCTACTAATGTAAAAGCAGATTACTTGACAACCGAACCGATTATATTTAACGGATTGGCAAATACTGATTTTCAACCAATAGGTTCTAAAACAGTAGGTATGAACAATACTTATTTTTCAACTATGTTTAGATTCAATGGAAAGTTTAATCCAAAGGTCAATGATGTAATATATTTTAGTGAAGATTTTGGTACAAAATTTACAGATACAATAAGAAAGCAATTAAGATTTACAAATACAAATTTCTTTAGTACTTATCCAGATTTTGGTTTGTACAAGCAATTGTATATAAATAAAGTTAACGAACAAAATCCGTTAACAATTCTTACATTGAACAAAGAAAGTTCACTAAGACCAGAATTTTGGAAACCAAAAGAAATTTCCCTTGATAAACAAGATTCCTATATTTTTAGGAGTTGTTGGGACCACAATTTTCATAAAAGATACGAAACTAAATCTACTTTTACAAGTTTTCCGGGATATATCGAACCTAAAGAAGTAGGAAGTTTTTTAGCGTCTACGATTATGAACATAACAGATGATATTAAAATTGAAAAGTATGGTTCTTTAAATATTGTTATTGATAGAAATCAAAGCAATGTTATTTCAGGACAAATAAAAAATACACAAGAATTAATTGATACTATTAATCCAAGTTTAAAACCCTTGTTTGAAAAATACGTAAATAGTTCTTATAACTTTCAAAAATTAGATACCTTAGATGATGATATTGAAAGATATACAAAAGCAAATATTTTACCTAGATATTCTTCAAAAGAAATATATGCGTATGTAAAGTATAGTTCTAAATTATCAAACGAACCTATTTTAGAAACTAGTAAAACCGAACAAGAATTGATATTAGATGGATTTATAAAATTAAGAAACATAAGTTTTGTTCAACAGAAATTTAATGATTTTGATTTTAACTTTACTTATAACAAACCGAGTGATAGAAATGTAACCCTAGCTTTTATAACTAAAGTAACTACGGTTTAGTTATTGATTAAATATTCTAAGTTCGGGTATAATACCCCTTAAAATAAAGTTTATTGCATGGCAAATATACACATAAAAGAATTATTCGGTTCTGATAATATCACAGCTTTAACAGAAAAAGTTAATTTTAATTTTGACCAATTAATACTAGCCGGAGGTGGACCCGAAGGCCCAATTGGACCAACAGGAAATACTGGAGTTGCAGGTCCGGACGGAAGAAGAGGTTCACAATGGGTGGCCGGTTTTGGTCCTACTACAATTAATTTACCAACAGATGGTGTTTATAGAAAGAATGACTTTTTATTAAACGATGGTGGTAGTTTTGTAGGTGGTGCAACTGGTCAAGTATGGTACTATAATTCTACTACTTGGGTTGATTCCGGAATAAATTTAAGAGGACCAAAAGGAGACCAAGGAGTAAGAGGAATGGGTGCAATAGAATTCTTACCTGGACTTTTACAAGGTAGTAGTTTCGTTCCTAATTATACAAACACTACCACTACATCATTACAACCAACAATTAGTGATTATATTACTCAAATAATACCAGAAAACGACCAAGATGATTATGACAAAGGGGGTGTTGGTTTTATTAATGCCGGTGTAGATTTTGCAGCAATAGGATATGGTAACAATTCACTTGTTTTAGGTAGATATGCAACTCTTTTTCCAACCGGAACAAGTGGTACTCATTTAGAACCTCCAACAGGAGTTTTACCATTGATTGGTTTTCCAATTCAAGAGTCTAATGTTCCTATGCTTTTAGTTTCACAAAATGACTACCAAGACCCGAGTGGTTTAAACAATACTTATACTAATGGTATTTCAATAGGTTTAACTAAATCACATCCAGATGCTGATTATACATTAAATGATGGAATGAGAGGGATTCCTGCAAATTATTCTAGGTATTCAAATATTAGTATAGAAAATAAACATGATGATTTAAAGATAGCAACCGGATACCAATCATTATTAACTTTGTCTGCATCAAGTAATTCAACTTTCTTTAGACTTGGAAATACTATTGCAAGGACTGGACAAACTTTAGATGCTAGGAGTACTAAATTACAAACAGAACAATATACAAATTTTAAAATCGAAAATACTTTTTTTACAGACTTATCTGATATTAGTAATAATACTAGTGGAAAGGAATTCATAACTAATGCTCAAACTACTTTCTTTCAAAATAAGAAATTTTATGCATCAGATATAGATGGTAGTACAAATAACGATACTAGAAAATTAATTGCAAAAACTTTTATCGGTTCAGAAGATGAGTTAGATGGGGGAGCTAATGAATTAGTATTTGTTAATGGTGATTCACTTACAACTGACGCTGATGGTAAAAAGATTTCAAGGTCAATTGACCCAACTACAACTGGGACTACCCCTTCCGATTTTAATAAACGTTCTATGTTTGATTCAAATAATAGAGATTTTGCATTTAGAATTGGACAAACTACCGTACAACCAGGAAGAATGATTGGAGTTAATTCGAATGGAACACCTAATATAGATTCAAATTTTGCTAATAAAATAAACATAACCTATCAAGGTCAAGGATACGATACACCTTTTATACAGTATTCGGGTATAGATTTAACCAACACATATAACGGTTCGATATCAAGTGGAACATATGAAGGTTATGCGGCTTATGCTGTTATTCCAAATGATAGTGCATTAGAAAAAGTATTAGGTTACGACATAAAAGACCCAATAGGATTTTCATCAACAGAAAATAAAAGTGGTTCTAGGTCAATGTCGAGAATGGGTATATATCCAGGATTTTTTAGAAAAGACAAGACCGGTAATGTGTATATTGGTGATGCCGATGCAAGACAAAAGAAATTCTTTGATGTTGCACACAGAATGATGCCAACCGGTTCACTAGATGTATTCGGAACAGTAAGAATAAGAGAACAAGAAACAACAGATAACGGTGCAAAAGATGGATGGATAGTAGTAAACAAAAAAGATGGTATCTTAGGATTTCAAGACCCTAATGCGGCTTCAGGAACAGTTGGAACTGCTCTTTTTTCTATTATTATGTTTCCAGAAATGGCATCAAATAAGTTTAGTTTTTATGTAGAATCCAGACAAAAATTCGGAGCCTCTTCAACAGCTGTTGGAGACGGAAAAGCATATAACTATACAAATACAGTTGTTCCACTACCAACAGGAGGTACTGGTAGGAACTACCCATTTGCAGCATTTCCTGGAAAAGGTTCTGATGAATTGCAAGATTATTATATGTGTAACGGTGCAGTACTTGCCGATTCTAGAGATATAGTTGCAACGGGGCCTTTTTCAAAAATGAAAGGTATGAACATTTCTGCACAAAATGGAAGTTCAAAAATTCAAAATGGGACACCAGTACCGACTTCGGGAATTACAGATTTCGATTATGAAGTGAATCCAGATTTTATAGGAATTGCTGGTCAAACGCACATTACATCACCACAAATACCAGCAAGTGCAGGAACTTGGTCTGATTTTGTAGTTAAGTATTTTAACGATAAAGGTTCTTTACGTAATAGTGGAGGTGCTTGGGGATATAGTGTTTTAGCGGGTGCAGATGCAGATTCTAAATTTAGAGTTGTTCTACCTAATTATTTTGGTAGGGTTGCAAAAATGCAATTCCCAGATTCTGATTTAGTAGTAAGAGCAATTTCAGGCCACAAATTAAGTCAAGACCCGGGAATAGCCGGTGCTTATAATGCTACCGGTTATGCTAATGGACAAGCAAGAAATAATGGGTATGTTTATTACGGAACTAATAATAAATACAATGCATCTTGGATGATGAAAGGTATGTTTGATTCCACAGGATTTCCTTATCTTAGTGGTTCACAAACACCTAAGATGGCAATGCCAAAACATAGACACACTACTGGAGGTGATGACCCGCTAATAACAGATTCACATCTTGAGCCAAACCATTCTCATGGATACAGAGGGTTTAATGATGTTAGAAAAGACAATAGTAACAATGACCAAATTGGTGTAAAAAGTAGGGGTAATATTTCAACTGACCCTATTGATTATGCCGGTGATGCTGCTGGTGGATTTACACATTCTCACTCGGTTTCTGGTAAGACTAACTATACTGGCGATTTGGCTGGAGGTAATCCAGATGTTAATGACTATGATATAGACCATTACTATATAACAGGAACAGGATTCTCTAATGCTACATTTGTATTGGCCCCACATTTTGCATATGATGTTGATGGAATAACAGGTGGTGGTACTTATTCTAATTTTAGTAACTGGATAAAATACTCACCGAACGATAACGTAGATAGTTCTGCCGGAGCTGTTAATGGTGGTAAAGCTGATATATCAGGACAAAAATTTATTACACCACCATTTAAGGGTACTATAATGGCAATTTACCTAAAGGGATTAAGAAATCCAAATAGAGGAAATAGCATAATAACTGATTTACATTTTGTCGGTGGTGTTCCGACATGTGGAGAACCAACAAGTGCTATCACAAACGCAGATATGTCTTGGTATTCCGATGCCAACAGCAAAAGGTATTCAAAAGTACATTCGACATCAGCAATATATTCTGATGGTAAATTTAATACTACAACAGGAGCGAAAACGAATGAATGGTGGGTTGATAATTTCTACGAATATGGATATCAAGATATGTCAAGAAATGATGATACTATGCATCCGTATTCATTTGTAGATGCAATAGGACAGAGAAACACATCACGATTAGATTATAATACGTATAGTAACACAGATTCAAGAAAATATACAAATATGCTATATAAATCTAACATAACAAAAGAAAATGATTTCGATGTATATTCGTAACATATGAAAATAGGTAAATTAGAAATATCGACAAATACATTTATTATTGCTTTACTAGTAGGGGTTATTCTCCTATTAGTAAAATGCAATAATGATTCAAGAAATAATTTAGAAGCTCAAAGTATAATAAGTAAAAATAATATACAAGTACTTAATGATTCAGTAAATTACTTGAAAGGAAAAAATGGTCAATTTATTGCAGAAAGAGGTGTTCTTATTGCCGATAAAAAAGATTTAAAAGAATTAAATTCTGAATTGTATAATAAAATAAATGATTTAGAAGAATCTATTCCTAATCTTAAACCAAAAGTAGTAATTGATTATAAAACTAAAATAGAACACGATACAATTTATATAAGTTCTGATTTAGAATTGATTAATGATAGTTCATATATTGTAAACTTTAAAAAAGATACAGTATATGATGAAAATAATTCTAGAAGTTTAGAAGGGGAAATATCTATTGGATTACTTGTTGATAGTATTTCTAAATATAATAACGTAAAAGTTAGTAATGTAAAATTGACTAAAGACATAATAGATATGAATGCAACTTTAGTTTTAGGTACAAAGGATAAAGAATTGAAAGTTTGGTTAGAAAGTAAGTATCCTGGTTTTGAAGCTAGTAAAATAGAAGCTGTAACTTTAGACCCATCAATTCATCCTGAATTAAAGAAATTAAATAATAAAAAGTACAGTGTTGGTCCTTACTTTGGATTGGGAATAGGTCAGAATTTATATATCTTACCCACATTCGGAATCGGAATACAATATAGTATTTTCAAATTTTAACAAAAGACAATGAACGTATTTCTAAATTTAGACAGTTCTGATTTCTTACTCGAGTATATTTATACAGATTCGGCAAGTCCAGAAATAATAAACACAACCAATGCACCTTTTTACTTGATGCAAAACGGTCACGATGGGAGTTCATTGTTGATGAATCAAGATGCTTATGGTGCGACCTCAAATAATACAAGAAGTCGTTCTGTTGTTCAAATTGATACACCATCAAAAGAATTTGCTCTTTTAACACCTAATAAATTAGGTGCAGTATATAATGACTACGATAGTAAATTAACAAGTACAGCTTCGTTACCAGTAACATATGCAGTTGGTAATACAGAAGGAATTCAATACGATACTGTTAGATTACATTTTATTCAAGGATTTACCTTTAATGATTTTTTCTCTGGAATAAACATTGATATTAGTATCAAAGATAAAGCAGATAAAAAAATAAGTTTATTGAGTGCTATTTATAGAAGAGAAGATAATTTTGAAATAATGAATCCTAATCCGTTCTTATATTCGGGTAGACAATATTCATCTTATGTTGAATTTAAAATTCCATCATTAAGATTCTTAATTAATAGTTACAAAGTTGATTATGTTCAAGGTGCGGATAGTGATATACTTGCATATAAAATTACAAACGGAGTAGGTTTTACTGACAATACTCTATTAGATGTTAGTGCTGGTAAATTTTCAGATTTAAGAAAATTAGATAATCAAATTTATACTAAAAGAATTTCGGGTTCATCTACATCTATATCATCAAAAGATGATTTTGGTGATGTTGGAGTTTATGTTAATGAAAGCACAAGTGGAGATTTTATAGAATTTTATGGAACTTATAATGGTATCATATTTGGTGATTACATACAAAGTTTAAATAATAGTGGAATAGGTAATCATATTGCAGTACACAAATTGAGCATAACCGAACAATTACCTAATACGGTAGGAAGTTATAATATTGTAGGTAGATATAATCCATTAACAAATGTGCCAAATTTAAGTGATAATACTTTCTTAGCAAATTTTACAACTGGAGATTACTGGGTAGCAACAGAAACTGGATATTCTTCTCAGATAAATGCAAATGTAAAAAAAGGTAATTTTATTGTATATGACCCAAGTTTAGCATCGGCAATAAAAGTCACCGTTATTGATTCTTACGATATTCAAAATTATGCAAACATTTCTCAAATAATCAGAACAGGAGAACAAGAATTTATACAAGATAGTGATTTCGGAGAAGCAAATACATTTAGACCGGTATTAAAATTCGGAGGTAGTGCATTATCTTATAAATTGAATTATACATTACAAATATTCAATACAACTACTAATTCTACTATTGAAAAATCAGGTTCATATGTTAGTTTCGAACCTCAAAAATATGGAAAAGAATTATTGAAATTGAATACTAGAGATAATATTCAAGTATTTAATGTGTTCAATAAAAAACCAATAACAACAATAGTAAACACAAGTTCTGCAACTATTAGTAATGGCATAGAAAGTACAGATTTATATAGTAAAAACTTAACTGCATTCAAACAAGTTAAAAGTGTACATTCAGGAGTTACTGAAGTTAATATAGATTCGGAAGGTAAAATAACACCGAGTGTGAATCCAGATTCGGTAACAAATATACGAGGTCAAGGAACAGCAACCGTTTATATTTCACCCTTTGATACATTTTTACAGTTTTCATTATACGAACAAATTGAAGATAAATCTTTTAGAAGTATTGACTTGAATAAAGTAGGTACAATTTTTATGAATTTTACTAATAAGAAAGGTGAAATTATAAAAATAGAAAGTACAAAAAATAAAAATGTAGATGAATCAAAAGGTCAAGTTCTCTTTAGAATTAAATCTGATTTATACAATCAAGTTATAAATTCTGGAAATGATATATTTTTTATAACTTGTAAAGTTGGTAAAAATAGTCCAGAAAGTCCGCTATATACGGGTAGATATAAAGACTATGCAAAAATGATAGAAGATGAAATAGAATTATTAATAAATCAACAAAGGCAAGTGATAAGCGATTTGAATGAAAACGTATCAGATTTAGATAAAAGATTATTGATTTCAATAAAAGAAAACTTGGCTGCAAGTGCATCCAATGAAGAATTAGAAGCAAAGTTAATGAAAGTAATAAAATCAAATCTTACTAAAAGCTCGACAAATAAAGAATTAGAAAGAAAATTATTAGAAGCATTATCATTAACTAAAATTACAAAAAAACCTGGTTCGACAGCTAACGATAAAGCAATTGATGATAATTCAATGAATATAAAATCTAGTACATTTAATCCATATGGCCCAACAAGTATTAAAGGACCAACTAGTAGAATGCTCACACCGGTAACTGGACCGACAAGTAGAAGAGTTTCGGGACCAACTAGTAGAAATAGATAAGTTTATTAAAAAGTATTTAGTTATATGAGACACCTTGCAAGAAAAGATTTATTTTATATTGAATTTACTAAAAAGTTTATTCCAGATAAAATTGAAGAATTCTATAAACCATATGTAAAGAATATGCCAACTCAGTTGGAAAGTCCTAGAACTTTAGTAGAAAGTACTTTACAAGGTGTTACTATTCCTAGTTATCAATTTGACGGAGTTGAACAAGGTTTTGTTGATACTCTTAATAAGAACGAAATAAAAACAACTTGGCGAAGTACTTTAAATGCACAAGATTTAACAGAAAAAAATCTTACGTTAACTTTTAAATTAATAAATGGATATGTAAACTATTGGATTCTTTTAGATACTTTTTTCTTTCATTATGATATGAAAAATCCTGAAGCGTTTATTGGTGATATCACTTTAAGAATGTTAGATAATCAAGAAAACATAATGTTTAGTAGAGTATATCGAGATTGCATCTTAACAGGAATTAGTGATTTCGAACTTAGTTATTCTGAAAATATTCAGACATTTGAAACTTTCAACATTACTTTGCAATATAGTAAAGTTGAATCAACTTTTGCCAATCCAGGAAATCCCAATACATTTACCAGCAATCCCAGTAATTTTACAGGAAAGATAACTTGATTAAATAAAAAAAAGGATACTAAGTGAAGAAGTTTAAAAATATACGCAATCTGTTACCATTCGATACTTTGAATGAGGAAAAGAAAATGTCTTTAGGTAGGTATTTACAAGGTTTAAGAGATTTAGAAAGTGCGGCAAGGGATGAAAAGAATCCATTAGTTACAAGTAGAGCTACTAAAGAATATTATAATAGAGCTATGCAAATAGGTAATAAATCGAATCTTTTCGGTAATAAACTCAGGAGAAAGATAAACAAAATTAACAAAGAATTTGCTGTTTTGGGTAGAGGTAAAAAAACAAATATAATTGTTGCTGATAATATTGCGCTAATTCTAAAAGAAATTGAAAATCAAGAAAAATTAGGAATTTTTAATGAAAATGAATTTGCGGCAACACTCGGTTCTGTTAATGGAATGGGTGCTGTTGAAATACCGGAAGTAGGTGGTAAATTAGGTAGTGGTGATGTGTTCGGTGGAACAGCTGATGATGGCGTTTCGGTTCAAGAACCAGAAAAGACTATTTCAATGAAAAAATTCAAAAAAGTTAAAGAAGATAAAAACATTTCAGAAAAGGAAATTTATATACCATTAAACGATTTCGGAGACCCAGCTTCTTTAGTACAAATTTTAGCAACTGAATTATCAAAAGGAAATTCTGAAGACTTTTCATCTATCGTACCAGAATTAACTAAATTAGAAGTTAGTTACAACGGACTAGTAGATATAAAATCTTTAGATACTATTTCAAGAATATTAGATACTGATAAAAAAGTTCTAAAAAAGAAAATGGATAAAATAATATCTAAGAATATTGAAGTATTAGAAAATTTACAAGTAGAATTGTTAATAAAAGTAATATCAGACCCAGAATCTTTAAACGAAGGAATAGTAGGTAGAGCATTGGGAGGTATAGCTGGTTTTGCATTAGGACCAAAAATTGGAAGAGCAATTGCAAGAGTTCTTGGTATAGAAAAAGGACCACTTTTTAATGTTCTTACTTCAAGAATAGTTAGTGCGGCATTAGCTCAAGAATTGACAAAAAAATTATTTTAATTATGAAACCATTAAACGAATTCCTAAATGAATACAGAGACTATGTTGGGGAAAGAAACATAGAAAGAAAAAAGGAACTTTTGTCTGCTGAAAGAACAATAAATGATAATAAACTTCTTAGTAAAAAACTTAAAGAAAAAGGATATGTTGTTAGGGTTGATGGCCCTCTTTTTAGCAAAAGTGCAAGTGGTATGGACCGTATATCGGTTATTAACAAAGGAAAAGACATTTTCAGAATATTTCCACCAACGGTTCATAGCAAAGAATGGTCTATAATTTTGATGGAGGTAAAAAATGGATATATGTCGTATAAAAGGCAAAAAGACACTTATAATGAAAAAGGATTATCTTCAGTAATAAACAGACTTATAAACTTATTAGAATAAATTAATTATAATGCAATACTTATTTGAATTTTTTAAAGAGGATAAAAAGATTAAAAAACACGAAAAACTTTTAATTGATTCTGTTATTGAATTTATGCAAGATAAATTAAAATTCAAACCTAATAGAATAACAGTAAAGAAAAAGTTTTCTGATACACATATCGGTGATGTTGTACTTAGTGATGCATCTATAAATAAAGGTAAATTTACATTACATTTTAATCCAAATCAAGGTTATAGAATGATAATAGGTGCATTGATACACGAATTAACACATGTTAAACAAATATCAAATGGTGAACTTAGACCATCCGAAGATTGGAAATCTGTCTTATGGAAAGATGATACAGAACTTTCAGTTAAAGATTATAAAAAAGCACAAAAAAACTACGATAACTATAAAAACCTTGCTTGGGAAAAGGAAGCATACGATAATCAAAACAATCTAAAAAACGAATACATTTCTTCTAAGTATTTTAAAAATCTTAAAGGACAAGACGATACTTTAGATTTCATAATTGATAATATATGAAACAACTAAAACAAACAGACTTAAAAATTATAAGAGAAAAATGGTACAAGGAACAAAATGGTATTTGTCCTATACTTGGAAACTATTATGATATTTCGGAATTTTGTATAGACCATCAACATAAACTTGTAAAAGAAGTTGCTGATGAAACAGGGAAAGGATTATGCAGAGGTGCAATTCAATTTCAAGCAAATGCATTAGAAGGAAAAATTACAAATTCATTCAATAGATTAGGTTTAAGTAAACACATAGATATGATTACATTTCTTAGAAACCTTGCTGACTATTTAGAAAGTAATAAGATTCATACAGATGAAAAATTGATACACCCAAATGAAGCACCAAGAAAACCTATTTTAATGAAATCAAGTTACAATAAGTTAGTAAAAGAAATTAATGGTAAACAAAAAGTTCCTGAATTTAAACAAAAGAAAGGTAACTTAACAGCACCATTAAAAAAACTATTTGAAAAATATAACATAGAACCACAATTTAAAAAGTCATGAAAAAACTATTTAGATATATGTTTAGGTGGCAAATGAGCACACCTATATTAGCAATTATTCCTTTTATACTATCCAAGTATAACATTTCAAATTTCTGGATAACAGCTTTTATTGCTAATGCAATAGGTTCTTTAATATTTTTTAAAGTAGATGAATATATCTTTTCTAAAGAAATGACAAGATTTCAAAGGTTAAGATTGAAAGTTCTCAAAAGAAAAAAGAAAAAACTAAAAATCAGGTTTTGATATTCGCAAATCGTAATCGTTAAAATTTTCAAACATTTCTTTATCGGCTTTTAATCTTCTATCAACTGAATCAGCATCGTTTCTATTTGATAATCTTATTTTTCGAATTCTTTCTTCAATATCTAAATAAATAATAAACGAATTCTTTCTATCTTTTTTTGCTAATTCTAATATTGCCGGTGGTGTCATTATGAATATTTCAGCACTATTGAATTCCTTTAAAGATGTTCCATAAAACCATCCTCTGAATTCTTTATATTCGTATAGTTCTTGATTTTTAATCATTGAACTAAATTTTTCAGAACTACAATAGTAATAATCTATTCCTTCAATTTCACCAACTCTTGGTTTTCTTGTTGTAAAAGAAACACTTGGATTAAATCCTTTCTCTACGAACTTATTTTTAAGATAATCCTTTCCAGAACCACCAGCACCTACGATTATGATTTTTTTGCCCATTATTGAAAAACTACTTCTATTTCTAAATCTTTTAGTTTTAATTCAACCATTAAGATTGTTTCTTCTTTATTTACGAAATGACAAATAACTTTGTCTATCTTTACTCTTTCAGGAACAACTATGATTTCTTCTAATAGATAATCAGTAACTACTATTTTGTAATCACTACGAACATATACATCTAAATCTTCTCTTTTAAAATTATAGGTATTGACTAAACAGCGATATGTATCATGTTTTTTTGAATATTGAAAATTATTAAATTGCATTTGTTTTACTTTAAGTTCTTATGTATATTAAAGACAAATATCTATATAAATCTTTCTTTACATATCTATTATTATTAATATATTATCATTAATTTAATAATACTTATATGTATATTATCATTAGTTTAATAATACTTATATGTATATTATAATTAATAATATCTTTAATTAAACTAATATTAATAGATATTTTAGCATCTATATATTTTCCCCTGGAGAATTATACAATTATTAAATGCATAGCCATCAGGTTTTATTTTATTTTACCCTAACTATTTTTGATTTACCCCTCTATTTAGAATCATTCTAAATAACAAAATAATAAAAATAAATTGATATTGATAAAATATTTTAATGTTTAATGTGCTTAACTATATAAGTAATACAAAAGGTAGCTACTGAGTATGAAAGTAAATTTATAAAAACAAAGTAAAAAAAAGTAAAATTATGGTAGACATATTTGATTTATCCGTAGATGATTTAGACAAAGACGTAAAGAAATCATACGTAAACAACGAGTTCAAACCGAACCCTAAAGAAGCAAAAGATGGTGTTTATAGAGCACTAGTAAGACCAGTTTATTGGTTAGAAAATCACAAAAAATCCTTTATTCCAAAAACAACATTTTATTTCGATAAAAATGATGGTAACGACACAGGAAATAATTTCTTTGATTCAGCCTTTTCAATAGGTGATGAATGCTTAGCAATGAACACTTTCTTTGATTTAAAAAGAGAAGGAAAAACAGATGCAAGAGCTGAGCAATTAGCAAAGGATATTAGACCTAAAAGTTCATTCTTCTACTTAGTATTAGTAGAATCAGATGCTGTTAATCCGGATAACGAAGGAAAACTAATGGTTTATAAAGCACCTATTCAAGTGCATAAAATCTTACAAGGTGCAATCAATGTATCTGACGAAGATAAATCAATAGGAATCAAACCTTGTAATATCTTTGACCCGTTTAAAGGTAAATCCATAAGATTACAAATAAATACTGTTGGTAACAATTGGAACTACAATGGAACTGTTACATTATCAGAAGCAGGTCCTCTAATGTTCAACGGTTCTGAATTAACGACAGATAAGAAAGCAGAATTTGTAGAATTCTTACAAGAAGGAAACACCTTAATGGCACCGTATAAGTATAAGAAAAGTGCTGATGATAGATTGAAATTGTTATTATCTATCATTTCAGAAAAGACCGGAAAACAATTCGGTAATATCAAACCAGCACAAATTAGTGCTAATATTAACATAGAAGGTTTAGAAGATACCCCAGCTCCAAAAAAGAAAGCAAAGGTTGAAACAAAAACTGAAGTTGCTGAAGAAAGTGTTGTAGAAGAAGTACAAACTGACACTTTAAAAAATGCAAGACCTGACAATGCCCCCACGGATGATGATGTTTTCGATGACATCTTAGAAGGTTTAGATGTGTAATTAATATTAGTTCAAAGGGGAATAAGTTTTTATTCCCCTTTTTTATTTTTAAAAAGTTGTAATGGGTGATATAAGAAAAGATATTGAAGAAATTTGCAAAGATATATTATACAACGCACATACTGATTCTGAAAAAAGAAGATTGATAGACAATAAAGAAAATCAATTAGAAATGGCTTGTCCTTGCTGTGGAGATTCTAAAACTAATCCATCTAAGAAAAGAGGTATATTATATTTAGATTCTTTTAAGTACTATTGTTGGAATGGTGATTGTAATGCAAAATATTGGTCTATATTTAAGTTCTTTGAACAATTTGGTAAAAAGATAAAAAATTTAGACCAAATTGTTGAAATTACAAAAGTAATTGAAAAATCAAAAAGATTAAGAAAACCTACAAAATTAATTGATTCAAGTGAATATTTCGAATTCTTGTATAACAATTCTATTTCAATTTTAGATTTAGAAAAACACTATGGTTTGTTTACTGCAGGTAGTTGTAAATGGGGAGCTCAATTTTTGAAAGGTAGATTGTTACATAGATTTCAAGATAGAATTAGATTTAGAAAAAATAAATTCGGCAATAGAGAAGTTTGGGTCCTGAACAAAATTGATGAAAATGAAAAGGTAGTAGGATTACAAATAAAGAATTTAGATTTTGGTATGAAATATAGTACTAAAACTTTTCCTGTTCTAGTAGAAGAAATGAGTAGAAATGTACAATATCCGGATGATGCACCTTTCGTAGAAAAACTTTCAACTTTATCAATAATTTTCAATTTATTCAATGTAGATATCGAAGATAAGGTAACTGTTTTTGAAGGACCATTCGATTCTTTCTTTGTTCCTAATTCAGTAGCAACTGCTGGTGCAAGTAAATTGAAGAACTTTTTTGATGGGTTAGATAATATAAGGTATTGGTTTGATAACGATACTACCGGCAAAAACAGTGCAATAGATAAAATAAAAGGTAAAAATAATTGTTTTTTATGGAAAAGGTTTTTCAAAAATACTTCATTTAATAATAAGAAGGTTAAAGATTTAAACGAACTTGTAGTTTACATATACGAAAATAGAGAATATAAAAACTCATTAAGTTATATTAAAGATTGCTTTAGTAAAAATAAATACGATATATACCATGTTTAATTTATACAAAAATACAAAGAAAATTGTAAAGAAAAACGGCAAGTTATTTATTGTAGATTTCGATAAAGAAATTATTCCAGAACCGAAAGGTAATGATATAATTATTGAACAAGAAAAACTAAAACCAACAATTAAAAAACCTACTATAAAAATTAAAGACCCCAAAAAAGGAAAAAAACTATTTTAATGTCTGAAGAAAAAGAAATATCCAAGTCCGATAAATTAGATATGGCATTTGCAAAACAACGCTTTGAAATATCTACATACTTAAAAGAAAATATTACTAATCCAATGGGAAGTATTAATAATGTTGCAGATATACAAGTTCATATATTATCACAAAGACAACTACTAGTAGATAAATCAAACGAAATGAGAGTTTCGATTGTAAAAAGAAACAAATCTTTAGGTAGTACAAGAAAGCAAAAGTACAGGTTCTATAAATTAGAGTACGATATCAAATTAAATGATTACGAAATAAAAAACCATATCGAAGCAGACTTAGAAGATAGTTACAATGTAATTAAAATGATTGAAAATCAAATAACTTTTTATAAAGAAACAATCGAAACTTTAGATAAGAGTATTTGGATGATAAAATACCTAATAGATACTGAAAAATTCAAATCAGGTAGTTTTTAGCATAATTAAATAATATGTACTAAAGAAAGTAATTATGAAATTTGAATGTACTCACGAAGGTAAGATTTTAACGCTAGTAGATGCTACCGAATTAGAAAGAAAACAACTAAGTTTATCCTTAACAAAAAAACTTGAAACTTATAATTTTTTACCTCCAGCGGTAAAGAGAAAATGGAATGGGATTATATCTTATTTTCATAAAGATAAATTCGTTCCTATTGGATTATGGAAAGAAATTAAGTACGTAGCTGAAACTTATAAATTTCCTTTAGAAATAACAGGATTAGGTGAAGCACTTTTCTACAAAGATGTTTCCAGAGAAGAGTTTCAAGAATGGGTTGAAAATAAATTCGAAGGTTCAATTGATACAAAAGGTAAACCTTTTTTTCCTTATGACTATCAAATAAATACAGCATATAAAATTTTAACTAATAAAATATGTATAAGTGAACTTACAACAGCTGCAGGTAAATCTTTGATTATATTTATTTGTATTGCTTATTTTCAAGAAAAGGAATTAAGTAAAAAATTCTTAATGATTGTTCCATCAATTGACCTTGTAATTCAAGCATATGAAAATTTTCACGAATACAATTCTTTTCTAACGGAAGAAAATAAAATTCCTTTGAACATCAAACAGATTCACGGAGGAGAAAAGAAAGATTTTACGGCATCACAAAATATACATGTTAGTACATTTCAATCACTAGGTAAATTTCAAAATTCTTATTTTAAAGCATTTGATACTGTTATTGTTGATGAGTGTCACAGAACAAAATCTAATACTATTAGAGAATGTATAAGTAAATGTGTTAATGTTGAAAGAAGATTTGGATTAACAGGAACAACACCTAAACAAGGCACACTTGATAGTTTAACACTTCAAGCTTATTTAGGACCGACTGTTATTGAAATTCGTGCAGAAGAATTGCAAGAAATGGGAACCATTGCTGAGGTAGAAATTGCAATTGTAGAATTCAATTATCCAGAAGAGGTACAAAAAAGATTTGATTTAATTAGAAAAGAATTGACCGGAGAGGATAAAGGTAAACTACTAAAAATAGAACAAGATTTTGTTATTCAATACAAACCAAGAATTGAAACTATATCTAAAATTATTTCTAAGGTACAAAAGAATCAATTAGTTTTATTTCATAGACAAGTATATGGTAAGGAATTAAAAAAATACTTAGAAGATAATACTGATAAAGAAGTTTACTTTATATATGGTGAAATCAAAAAAGATGATAGGGTAGAAATAAAAAAATTGATGGAATCTGGTACTAATAAAGTTCTAGTAGCAAGTTATGGAACTCTTAGTACAGGAGTTAACATTAAAAATATACACAATATTCACTTTACTGAATCTTTCAAATCCGATGTTATAGTTAGACAATCAATAGGAAGAGGATTAAGAACACATAAAGATAAAGATAAGTTAAGACTTTATGATTATGTAGATTGTTTAGATTCTAATAAAAAGTCAATGCTAGTAAATCATTCTAGGGTTAGAAAAACTATTTACAAAGAACAAGGTTTCAACTATATAATCAAAAAAGTTTCTTTGGGTTAAATATATAATGAAGCACCTTTGTTATTTTCTGAATGAAAATTTTTCATTACAAATGAAAGAATATTTAGATTCTAAATATGGAGATTCCGAATACGAATCTTTAGAAAAAGCAAATGTTATTGCGTTATTAGATGGTATGATACAATTAAGTGTAACTACTAGAAATAAACCTAAAAATACAAATCCAGATTCCCTACAAGAAATAGGTTCGAGTTGGGTTTCTATTTATAAAAAAATAAAATAGGTACTGCAATTTTGTAAGATTAAATATACTATGAAGTCTCTTAATGAATTCGTAAACGAAAAAGCATATTCTATGTCCCAGCAAAGACTTATGGCAGTTGCCTTACAAGTTAGAGAAGGCGATAAGAAACTTAGTTCAATTGAATCTATTGAATTTAGTGATAAAGTTAAAGAGTTGGTTGATAGTGATATTACTAACAAAGAACTTAGAGATTTTGCAGAAACCAAAAAAGATGAATTAAAAAAATAACATTATATATGAAAAATTTAGATGAATTTCTTAATGAAAGAAAAACTGTTCAAGTTAAAAGAAAATACAGAGAATATGATTCTGTGCATGTTGGTACAAATGCACCTATTAGAACTAGTATTTTAAATTTCGTAAATGAAAAAGGTTCTTGTACTGAAATTCAATTGAAAGAATTTATTAGAATTAAGAACGAAGGTACTATTCTTAATCATAAAAAAGGTGACGCAATAGGAAGAACTTCTACTAAATGGATTGATAGAAATTCAAGATACTTTACTAAACGAACAAATGAAAGTGGTGAAGTTACTTATAAATTATCTAAATTAGGACAAAAAGTGGTAAGTAGAACTACAATAAACGAATAGATTAAATAAAGAAAGAAAATAAAAAATTATATGAAAAATTTAACTAAGTTTATAAACGAAGCTGAGCAATCTAAAAAACAAAAAGAATACGAAGATTTTTTTGAAAAGAAATTAAAGAAATTCGGTGTTGATTCTCCAGCTGAATTGTCTGATGCTGACAAAAAGAAATTCTTTAATGAAATTGATAAAGAATGGACTCAAGAACCAACAAACGAAAAGCAAGTTGAAGAGGATTACGATTCTGAAGAAGATGAAGATTCTAAGAAAATGAAAGCTAAGAAAGAATCTTACGAATCTAAAGACAAAGGAAAAGACAAAGAAGAATTATATTCATCTGAAGACGAAGAAATGGAAGAAGATAGCTATAACGAATCTAGTAAAAAAAAAGTAAATGAGGCAAAGAAAATAAAAGAAAAAGACGCTAAAAAAAGATTAGAACAAATTAGAAAATCTTTAAGAAGAGAAGACCTAAGTTATGGTGAAATTGCAGAACTTGAAGCACTTTCTGATTTTATCGAAGCTGATGATATCGAATTAAGACAAGCTGCTGGATTACCAGAAGCTGAGTATGATATGGATGGAAACATTCTTGAACACGAAAAAGGTGAAACTGCAGAAATATCTATTTCTAAAGATGAAATGGAAAAGTTACACAAAGGTGGTAAAGTCGATATCGACAAAAACGGTGTAATTTTTAGTCTTATTTTTAAACACAATGAATCAATGCACGAAGCCAAATTGAATGAAGATGGTTATGCAGAAGGTTCTATTAAAGAAGCATTGGCATTATTAGCAGGTAGTACTAATAAAAGAGACAGGCAAATAATGAAATTACTAAGAAGCGCATTAAAAGATTTGTACTAAAAATAAAAAATAGAAATACTATTATAAAGGAACTTTTTAAGTTCCTTTTTTTGTTTGATTAAATAATAAAAACATATTTACACTATGATTAAATTATTCGAAGGTGGAAAAGCGGTTCCCAATGTAATGCCAATTAAAGCAGAGGAAACGATGCCAACATTAAAAGATATAGAAAATAAAATTTTAAATAGGTTTTTAAAACTTAAAGGTAAAGATTGGGCCGCATTAGGTTCAACAGGGAAAAAACTACCTGGACAAACAAGTGGTGATATTGATATCGCAATTGATACTGGTGCAATCGCAAAGAATCTAAATATTTCTAAAGACGATGTTGGTAAAAAGATTTTAGATTTGTTAGATACTGCCT